AAAGATTCAATAGTACATCTTTATATTTTGCAAGCTCTTTTTCTAATGTCACTTGATAGGTAAAATTATTGTACTTATCACTTTGTATAACGTCATAAGAACTTGGTTGTCCTTGTGTTGTTAGATATTGTCCGTCACCAATAACTAAACCATTCAAGAAAGTTGCATTTGCTTTTGCTGAACCGTCACCATAATTTATAACACCATATTTGTTATATTCTCTTGTGAATAATGTTTGATTTCCTACGGCATCAAAGTAATTATAAGTTTGTGTGAATTCTGGATAAGCAGAATTTCCCATTTTATAATTCAAATCTCTTTCATCAATTTTTAATATTAAATCCGGATTTGGATTAGTGCTGTAGTCAAACACTCTCAAATTGAAAAGTGATAATTCTGAATTTGCATCAGTTGATAAACGTGATACCGAATTAACTTTTGCTGTATATGTTGAAAGATTTAATGATGGCCCCTGATAAACCACATCACCTTTACGTGGCAAATTGCCAATTGAAACATTTGAAACAACAATATCTTGTACCTTTAATGATACCGATGGTTTACTTTCATAATCTTGACCATAATTCAAAATGTTTACCGTAGTAATTGAACCGACTCTATCCACAACTAACGAGAACGTGGCGCCTGTGCCAAGTATTCCAGGAACAAACAATTCTGCGCCAGTTGCCTGTGCATTTGCTGATTGTATTGTTAAACCAGGTATATACTCATTTACATAACCCATTCCGCCTAATGGATATAAAGGATAAGGATAAGTCGGATCAAATGCATATTCTGCAGCTGTGATTGCACCATTTGCATCTACAGATTTTACATTTGCATATGCACCACGACCAGTACCACCAGTAATAATAATTCTATCATTTGCTTGGTAACCTACACCACTCTTAGAAATTTGAATTGGGCCTAATATACCTAGAGTTGCTAAGTCACCATAAGAAGCAAAATACTCATCAGTTAAATCGTCTGTTCTATATGTCGATACAGCTTGCACTTCAGGAAGTTTAGAAATTCCACCGCCACCATTTTCAACAATAACGGATGAAATTGGAAAAGTTGAAAAACTAATAAATGAAAATGCATTAATTAATCTAGTGTTTGCATTTGCTGTTAATGTTCTTGCAAAATTATATTGTGCATTACCTATTGTGATATTTCTCTTGAAACCTATAATATCTGTTGGTATAAAAGAAACATTTGCAATTGCATTACCTACAGAAGAAGCTGTTTTGATAACTGCATTAGTAGCTAGATTGTTTGATGAGGCAACTGTTGCTGTGATACCAACAATAGCTCTTGCGTTAACGGTTGCACTATAAGTAATGTTTGTTATACTACCATTAGCATCAACACTAGAAACATATGCAAATGCAGCATCATCATAAATTACCGAATCGTTAATTCTATAACCTCTACCACCATTTACAATAGTAAAAGATGGAGGTAAAAATGGTGATATGGAACCAACATTAGCTTTTGCGCCTGCTGCGCCTGTTATTCTAATTATTGTGTTTGGTTTTGTTGAATAACCAAATCCACCATTTACCATATTGATACGTTGAATAGAACCTTTTGTAGTTTCTCCGACAATCGCTGTAGCACCAACTGGAAAAGGAACATTTGCATTTAGACCATCATAAACAACGATTGGATCACCTGGCTGATACAATTGTCCTCTGTTTGTTGAATTGATTCTAATTTGACTAATTTGACCAACAATTTTAGAACGAAGAATTGAACCATCAAATAAAACATCTTGATTGTTACTATCAACAATTCGTACAAATTCACCAGATTGAAACAATCTTTGTATATTAGAAATGAATATTTCTATTTTATCACCAACAACTACAGCACTTTCTATTGTTGCGATGGATTTAGATTCTTCACCAAAAATTCTATAGTTTTTTGTTTGTAAAAAATTATCATTGTTTGATAATAATTTTAAACTTTTTGCAATGTACCATGAACCAGCAGACGCTTTGAAAATTGCATCTTTGGTGTAAAAAATATCAACTTCCGAATTGTAGAGAACACGAAACAAGAATTCATATGAAGCTGGTGTGCCTTTAGATTGGTATAGTTGTCTTGCAACTTTTACTGCTTCTTGTTTACTTAATAGTGAATCTTTTGGAAAGTAAGGTAAAAAATCATTGGTGAAATAATCCAAAAATTCATCAGTGGTTTCATCAATATCTTTATATGATAGTAGATTTTTACTTCTTTCTGATACTTTTCCAGTTTGTTCCATCCACTCATAATAAGCTTGAACAAACTGATGAAAATAAAGATAATCTGGATTGTCACGTACATGTTCAGGTAACTGTTTAAGTACCTGAAGTGAGGTTAAGTGGCCATTTTCTATCATGTTGTTTTTGCAGTTACGTTAACAATAATCGATTGCGGATCAAATTCATCTACTGTAATAACTCTATTATATGATGAGGAAATAATTGTTGATGTTGGATTTGCGGTGACCGTTAGTAAACCCAAATCATTGTCAACATCCAAAGGTGAAAATGAATTTAAAGTAACTACACCTAAATTATAATCTACTGTTCCGATATTGCCATTGAATACTGTTTTTACATTTGTCGTATCATTGTAATAAGTTCTCAAAGTACCATATCGTCCTTCAAGTGTAACAATACCTGCACCTTGAGCACCAGTTGTATCACCTGGAGCACTTGTAATTTTTACTATAGCAGATGTATAACCTGTTCCTGGAGTTAACACTTTGATTTCTCTAATGGTACCATTGTTAGTTAACACAACTTCAGCTGTTGCACCTGTTCCGTCACCTAATATAGCAACAGATGGTTGGTTTTGATAACCATAACCGGGATTTGTTAAAGTAATAGATTCTACACCACCTGTTGATGATGGAACTTCTTCAATATACAATCCTTCAATTCTAGCGGCCAAATTTAAAGGATTTCTATACACAACAGAAGGTGAACTTTGAATACCACTCAAGAACATACCTTTCTTCAATGGTGTACCGTAATACAATTTATACGTTGTTGGTGTTGATAGGTTTGGATAAAATTTCTTTTGTATTTGTATAGTTATTTCATTTGTAATGATAGATGAATCAACTGCATTAATTCTTACACTAAAATCTGATGCCTTAAATGTGGAATTGAATGTGTTTAATGTTGTTTTTGCATATGTATTAATTGCTGACCTGACTGCGGCTTTTATTTGTTCCGATGAAGAAATTGTTTTCTTTGGATCATACAAAACATTTGCAGTTATTTGAATGTATGTGTAATCCGGATCAATTAGAACCGGTTCTACTGTCATCACTGATATTGGTCTCAACACATCATTTTTTAATTTCAATTTTTGATTTTCTGTCATAGTGTAAGCGCCAGTTGGTTTTACACAAACAAAAACTTGTCCATAAATTGGCGGATCATTTTCTTGTCCACCCCAAACATTCACAGCATCAAAAGAATAACCCAAGTTGTTCTGTTGAATGGCTGTAATGTAATCCTCTTTAGTTATTGCACGACCTTGTGCAGAATAAGATTTTGGTGCTTGAAAACGTATGGAACTTATACTTTCTTTCAATGAACCTTGTGAAGTTGATGTTATTGGTGAAACTGATGAGTTTGAATATCCAGCAACAGTTTGCATCAACAAGAAATTGTTTGCACCAGCCGATGATGTGCCTTGTGTAACAACATAAGAAATTCTTATAATATTACTCTCTGTAATTTTTTTACCTAATATACCATCTCCAAAATAAATTTCATAGAAACCATTAAGTCCTTCTTGTAAGAAATAAACAGTTGAAGAAGGAGATAATGTCAAATAATTTGACGCAGCAGTAAAGGTTTCTGTATAATTATTTGAACCAGATTCTTGTACAGATACCAACAATGTTGTTGTATCAACATTAATGTCTGGTATTTTGAATTTATAACCTAATGTGTTATTACCCTGAAAATTCAATTCAACAGCTGTTCCTTGTTTTAAGGTTACACCTTGAAATATTGCTGTATTTGCACTAACATTAACAGTAATTGAATCGGTATTTACAAAATTATAGTTAACACCATCAATAGCTTCAGATAAAAATGACGTATATTTTGGTAAAGTTAATGACGAATCATTTACACCGTTTATGGTCAAATTGATTGTTGCTGACGGCGCAATTGAAGATTTTGGTATGTAATTTAATAGTTTTGCTTGAGAAACAACAGAATTTCTTTGTAATGCAGTATCCAAGAACATTTCATTGGCTACCATATTCAAGTAATATGCATTATATTGTGTGTTATATGCCAATAAATCCATTAATGTAGATAAAGCAGAACCTTCATAGTTATAATCTTGAAGTATGCCTTGGTTTTTTAAATAGTTTTTGAAACTATCTTTGATGCTGTTGAAATCTAGTTCGGTTATATTTAAATTTGTGTTAGCGCCTGCCATTTTATCTGTTTCTCTCTAAAAAGACTGTTACAGTAGTTGGTTGTGTTGCATTTTCTAGATAAAAAGTTAATGTTACAGTATATAAATTTCTATCTGCGTCTGGAGAAACAACGACATTTTGCAATGTGACTCTAGGCTCATAATTTTTTATCGCATTTGTTATTTCTTGTTGCAATGTATTTGTTGTTATGACTGATATAGGTTCAAACAATACGGCATCCAGACTGGTGCCAAAAGAAGGATTGAACAACTTTTCGTATTTTTTTGTCAATAATATGTTTCTTATTGAACGGATAACTGCTTGCGTATCATAACTCAGGGCAACATCATTCACCACAGGTCGCCTTGCGAATGTGAAATCTATGTCGGAGTATAATTTGGTGAGTGCTATTGCCATCTTTTATTTATGTCTAGAAGTAAAACGCTTTTTTGAAATCTTGAAACTGTTGGAGAAAATTCTTGGGCCGGAACGCAAAAATTCGAAATGTGGCAATTATGAAATTCTGGACTTCAACTTATCTGAGGCAACAAAGTTCATGTATAAGTATTCTTCAGTTTCACCTAATTTGGTGAATTTTTTGGTTTGATTGTACTTATCAATAAAATTCTTTAAATTTCCATAATAATTTATATCGGAATTCATTCTGGTATTCAAAAACGTATTTGCTGCTCGCATATACAAGTTCATAGTTTGTACACGCTCGCTCGATAAAGTTGAAGCTATTGTGTTTGCATCAAATCTATTGATAATACTGTCATCAATTTCTTCAGCGAAAGCTATAATAGTGTTTAAATTGGCTGTTATTTGTTCACCAATCAATAAACTAGTGAAACTTCCCATTATTGGAGATGTGTTTTTTATAGAATCTGTTTGATTTGTGATGTAAAGAGCTGTTTTACCATAACTTATTGCTTGATCCAGATATGGATTCACTTGATCTGAACCAACAAATGGTGTTATACCCGTCAATCTATTAGTATGTTCTATGAATACATTTGCAGTATTTGCTAAATTAACTGATATTGACCTTAAATTTGACAGACCATTAGCGTCAGAAAGGTCTGATATAGTTAATGAAGTGTTTGCGAGATTTATTAAATCTGTTGCCAATGGATTTTGATAATATCCACCAACATTATTATTTCTAATATCTTCAGCTTGCCAAGTTGTAATAAACACCGGCATAGTGTTCAAATGTTTCAAAGCACTGGTAGAAAGTGTGGGTACATTACCGTTTGGATCGTCAAAGTTATAACCTAATGTAGCATAAACACCGGTTGCATTATTTACTGTTGCCATATCAAACTCCTACAAAATTAGACAAAGGTGAACTGGTATAACCTTCTGGAGCAATATGTATATGATAATTGAAAATAGCTGAATTTATAATATCAGACATTAGTACTGCATCCATAATACCAATACTTGCATAACCAAAATTGGCTAAAGGTGCATTAACTGAGGTCATGGACGTAATTGAACCAATAGTATTGATGCAACCAGGAACTGCAACGGGACTCAATGGTGACGGAATACCCAAAGATAAACCACCAGTACCAGACACAAAACCAAGAGGTCCTGCATATACACCTGTTCCCGCATTTACCCTAGTTTCAGCATTAATTATGTCAGCGGAAATTGAACCACCAACAACTAAATCGGAAGCCAAATATAAATTGTCTGAGGCGGCCAGTCTTAAAGAACCACCAAAATTTTCATTTGCAGCTATTGAAATATCATCATCACCAGAAATTGAAATGTCTCCGTGTGACCTTATATTTGTTTTGCCTTGCACTAATAAATTATAATCACCAGCAATTTGAACATTCATATCTTTTAAAACATTCATATTGCAGTTACCATCAACCTGAATGTTACAAGTGCCTTTAATTAAAACGTTCTTATTTTTGATTGTGATTTCATATCCATCACCAAAAACCTTATGTACCTCATCACCATTTGGATGCATTTCAATAAATGTTCCTGTTCTATGTGATAAACGAACACGTTCACGACTTGGTGTGTCATCCATTTCAAATTTGTGGCCAGATTCTGAAACTTTAACATTATTATATGGATAAACCGGTTGATTGTCCTGATTGGCAGCAGATTCGGGTTCTGTCCACAAATTATCCGTTGGTGGTGTATTGATTGTACTCATAATTAAATTGGTTTTCCTGTTTTTGATTCAACTTTTGTACCATCAGCAACTGTGTTTGCTGAAGCAAATGAACTCGTATAAGTTGCAATCGTGTTATTTGCAGCAGTTAATTCAGCTTGGCTGACTGGTATTAATAATCCCGCTGTTGCTGCAACAGGTATTGCAACCGCACCAGCTACCGCTTGAGAAGTTAAATTTACAGTATTGTAAGCTTCGGTTGCCACTTCTTTTGCGGCCGAGACCAATTCTGTTAATTCGGAACTTCCTCCACTGCCAGACAATTCCGCAAAAAAATCACTAAAAACATTTGCAATTAATTTTAATAGTCTAGCTAAACAATCTCTCAATAGAGCCAAAAATCTTGCAGGTAGACTTAAAATCCATTGTATGATTGCTCTCAACTTTGTGATGTAAGCCAAAACATATTTTTCAAAATCGATGATTGGTTGAATAATTTCTTTTTGAATTCTTCTTAATTCTCTTGCAATGGATTTTAATTTATCTATTAACCATGAATATTGTCCGGTAGCATCAGATATACCGAGAAATCTCATTATCGCACGTATACCTTCACGAATTTGGTTTGCTACAGCCTTTAAGAATTTCTTCAGTGCTATGTTTTTTTGTAATTCTGAAACGAAATCACAAACGTGTGCCAATTGTTTATTAGTATTATCGATTGATGTTCCATTAACTAGTGTGCCAGTGAATGTTGACGGGGCGCCAGGTTTCCACCCATCATTAAATGCAAATACTGGTGGTTTTATGTTTACGTCTGCTACTTGTGGTAAAGGGTTTAATGAATATGCCATGATTTTATGCCTTATTATCTGGTACGATTCCTGGTAAAACACCCATCATTACTGGTGCTTGTGCAGATTCTCCGTCCATGAAAAAACCTACAATCCAGTCACCCACTCTTGGTGCCTCAAATGTTTTTGAATTGTTTATTGGATACATTGGTAGAGCCCATGGTAAATTATCTGTTGGTAACTCCAATTTATTGTCTGTATGCCAACCAAAAATTCTCACCTTACATCTACCCATAGCTAATGGGTCGGCTCTATATTCAATAACACCGACCCACCAAACAAAACTATCTTTTCCAATAAAATTATTCATTTAAGCCAAGCCCACATCATCATTTACTAAACTTCTATATCCTGAATCACTATAACTTGGTGAAGGATAACTAGCTTTTAAACTTTCTTTAGCTAATTCCAAAACTGTTTGAAATACACCTTGTGTTTGTATTATATGTCTAACTGCTGTCACAAGATATTTTCCTGAGAAGAATTCATCAAGTTTTCTAGTTTTTGATTCTGAATCATAATTATTACTATACAACTGAAACATAATTGTTTTGCCTGCTGTTATTGCAGTATCACCTGGTATAATCGCTTTTATTACTGTGTAATTTGCCAAAGCAATCTGTGCGCTTCTATTTGGTACAGACGTTTCAATGAAGATATCTTTTGCAACACTAGATTCGTTCTGCTTTATATATGGCTTATCGATTTCATTTGCATTACTAAAAACCAATTTTAGTGATGATTCATACATTTCAGTTTGTTTTTTACCTAATCTATTTGTACCTTCACCAGAATTACCATAACCATTTAGTTTATTTTTATTGAAAGTGGTTACTCTTTGTGTTCTAGTTAACGGATCAATAGATATGAGTTTACTTGAATATATACCAGACTCTGTTGCATCTAATGAATCGAATGTTTTTACGAATTCATAGTCTAATACTGTATTTAACCTAGAAGCCATGTTTTCATTATCAATATTTGCTGGTTTATATGTATATGTGCCGTATGGACTATCAGCAAACATAGACTGTAATGACCTAAAATAATAACCATCATTTGTTTCAAAAAACAACATATCCGCACCATCTTTACCTAAAGGCCTTGCATATGTGCATAACCAACTAATTGCTTCAAAGGGTTTCATTCTAGGTATAACAAAATCATATGTACCATATGTTCCTTCTATAAACTGAAGTTTTTTGATGTTTACTTTCAAAGAGTTTTCATCAATTAAAATGTTAGTTATTATGTCTGCTATTTGTTGACCTTTAAAACCTTTTGAAAGTTTTAATTGTTCCGACAATAACATTTCTTCTGAACAAAAATAAACCGTAAAAAATTCTGAACTTATACTGGCAGAAGGCTTTCTATTACCTATTTTATATAATCTAAAGGTTCTTATTATTTTACCAGAATCATTTTGTTTTTTTGTTTTACCATAAACAATTTTAATAAACTCTGAGCCATCTAACTTTAATTTCTCAATCAATCCTACAGCATCACGTAATATTACATAACCAGAACAAGAAAATGAATAGATGTCCTCAAAAAAAGAAACTTCAACAACCAGATGTTTTAGTTTATAAACTTGCGAAGAATCTGTTGCGATATCGACAGATTCTAAACTAAAATCTTGTGGATAGTATAAACCACTCGACTCAACTGTTGCAGAATTAATATTTTCCATTTTTTTATTTCATCAAGTTAACAAATTCAGATTCAAGTTGATCGGCATATATTTTGTTTAATAGTTTAATTTTTCTTTTAGATTCATTTAAATCATACTCATATTCATAATATGTAACTGCTTTTGGTTGTATAGTAACATTAACCACTCCAGTATTAAAAGTGTATGATGTTGATGATGCTATTCCATTAACCGAACTATACAACAATGATAGAAATTCTTCCCCAGATATTTCATATTTTTCCACACTTGTCGTTAAATCAAAATCCGTACCATTTGTTCTGTTTGTTTTTGTTACAATTTTTTCATAATGTCGAATTGCACTATGGCCACCACCAGATACATATTTCCGATCAACATAATCTTCAAATTTATTACCACTTAGTGGCCAATCCCATTGCGGATCTAACATTTCATTACAATATAAGACCATCCAGTATCTGTAAATATCACCATAGTACTTATATGCAACAATTTCAGGTGTGTCATCATTTTGCACATCGTATGAATAAAAGGCCAATGCGTTGTTTAGAACACTGGGAATGACACTAACTCTAGCCAACAAATTGGTGTAAAGTGTTGAAACATTATTTTTATCTGTATAAATTATTTTTGGTAAACTTTTAAAATATTGCATTTTAATATCCGTTGTCAATGTCTGTTCTGTCAACAAGTGAAATTTCTTGTAACTGTAACGTTACAGTGCTTTGCACAGGTGCACCATCACCGTGAGCTGCCCACCCGTTTGGTGCATAATTGACTTCAACTGATTCGATTACACAATCTTTCAATTTAGGTATGTTCAAATTCTGTGAACTATTAAATAAAAATTCAACTCCAAAAACTGCTGGGGGATTCCAGAACATACCACCACCTGCGGCTGCTTTTTGTGGTGAAGACCATTTTCTAAAAAGTTTTATGATTTGTTTAACTTCTTGTGCTTCTTTGGCCGAATATGGTGTAAAGGTGAAAGACATATTAAATTGTCTAAATTCAATACCTTGAAACAATAGTTGTTTTTGTGGATTAAATACATAACCCGCTTTATTCAAAGCAAGTCGTAATGCATCGTTGCCTCCGTCACCAAGCTGGCCAGTCAATTTACTGACTACACCACCAATAACGGGTAATGCTCCGGCTGCTGAGGCCAAAGTTGTAGAATCATTATATTGGGATGAATTTGTGAAACTCATTGTTTCCGGCATATATAATGCAATGTTTGCAATTGTTTCTGTTGTTTTTGATGAAACGAAATTTGAAACTTGTTCAAGAATCTTACCACCAGAATCTATACCTGAGAATACGGCATTTGTTGTTTTTTCAATAACAGCGTCACTTCCACTGGTTACAAATTCTGTTGCTTGAGAAAAAGTATCACTAACTTTTGATACTGCACCTTGCGCTGCATCAGCAACACCACCTAGTCCAGAATCATATAAACTTTTTGCTGATCCATACAAACCTTTAGTACCCGATATCACTGATGCTTTAACCTCATCTAGTGATGTTTCGTGTATTTTTTTAATTGTGAAAACTACTGCATGACTTTTCGTTGAACTACCTAAATCTCTAGGATATTTGTAAAATTGTATTCCACCATTCTGGTATAAAGAAGCTAATGGGCCACTGCCGGTGCTCAATCCGAATCCGGGAATGTTTACACCACCTATAGATGTTGGTATTGTTATGAGTGCCATTGTTTTTTTTTAAAAGATTGATATATACTTATTTATGGCATATTCTGGAAGATTCCGACCTTCAAATCCTCAAAAATACGCAGGGGATTACAAAAATATCATTTATCGCTCATCATGGGAATGTCGAGTGATGAATTGGCTCGACAAAAATCCAAATATTGTGTCTTGGGCTTCAGAAGAAATCATAATTCCATACAAATCTCCCGTTGATAACCGAATGCATCGTTATTTTCCTGATTTTGTCGTTAAAGTTCGTGACAAAGATGGTAGATTTAAGACCATGATGTTGGAAGTCAAGCCCAAGAAACAAACCATGGAACCAGAAAAGAAGAAACGTATCACGAAACAATACATCCAAGAAGTTGTGACATGGAGTATCAATCAGGCCAAATTCAAGGCGGCAACAGAATATTGTTTAGATCGTGGCTGGGAATTCAAACTTATAACGGAAGATCACCTCGGACTGTAACTAAATATCCGATGACAACAAAATCCATACTCACCACAATAACTGAAGAAAAACTTCAGGCTCAACATCCAACAATGAGCCAAGAGTCTCTAAAATGGTTGATGCAAAAAGTCGCCGGACTTAGAAATCCCGGTCGACTATCTATTCCAATAACAAAAGAAAAAGAACGTTGGACTAGACCTGCTGACAGACAAAAATTCTTAATGGGTGGGTTATATTATTTTGTTTATGATCCCAAAGGTAAAAATAGTTTACCATATTACGATAGGTTTCCACTTGTTTTGCCATTGAAACGACAATCTGATGGTTTTATTGGATTAAACATACATTATCTACCACTTAGATATAGAATCTTATTCATGCGGAAACTATTGAACTTTGCAATTTACAATGATGATGATGAAATTAAGCGTATCCGAATCACCTATCCAATGTTGGACGCATCATCTAAGTTAAAAGAGTTCAGGCCTTGTATCAAACATTATTTGTATAGCCACATAAAATCCAGGATCCTGGCAGTAGAACCTAATGAATGGGACGTTGCAATGTATTTACCAATACAACAATTCAAGAAGGCTCAACCAAAAGAGGTTTGGAAAGATTCTATCGAAGAAATAAGGAATTCATAAATGCCAAGAAGTATCAACGATTTCAAATCAAGTTTTACTGGTGATTTATCCAGACAAAATAGATTTGATGTAAACATTCCTGTACCATTAACTTTGCTTCCGTATGTCAAGGCTGCTAGAAATCTTACTTTTAGATGTGAGAATGCTCATCTTCCTAGCCGAACACTATCAACAACAGAACAAAAAACTTATGGTCCTGTTGAAAAATATCCATATTTGACAACATATAACGATATTGATTTAACATTTATATTAGATGATGATATGTCATCAAAATTACTTTTTGATGGCTGGTTAAATTACATCAATCCAACATACAATTACAATTTTAGATATAAAGAAAATTATGCAACGACAATCACTGTTAATCAATATGATGTTTCAAACCAATTATCTTATTCAGTAAATTTGTATGATGCATATCCCATTTCTATGAATCAATTGGACTTGGATTGGAGTGGCGATAGTTACCATAAACTAACAGTAACATTTGCATACACTTATTGGAAAAATAATTCTCTACAGTCCCTCGGCATGGAGTTGTTGGATGCTGGTATAGAAAATTTCGTAACTGTTGGACTTGGCGGACTAGGTGGTGGACCTGGCGGCGCTATTTCAACAGGAATAAATTCAATTTTGAATTCCGTAGAAACAGTTAGAACTGATACATAATTTAAGGAGTTATTATGGCTTTACCAAAACTTGAAGTGCCAACATATGAATTGGAATTACCACTGTCTAAA